CTGATATATACGGTTATGACGAAATAGAGGAAACACTATGACAGAATTCGATGAGTTAGAAAAGAATATTCAGCAATGGTACTACACATATCAAACCATACACAAAAAGATCTCAGAATGGTATTTCGTAAATCCAAACGAAAGTGACTATTCAACAGATGATATGGAAATGGTGTTTGGAGATGATTACAAAGAGTATAGAAATGCAATGACTCAATTACAAAGAGTTAAGAAGAAATACGGAACTATAGATATTACAGATATAAAAGATTTACATCGTTAATTTGTGTTGTTTGTTCTGCGAGATACCTCACTATGAAAGTAGTGGGGATTTCGTGGTACAAGACAAATATTAATTAAATTAAATAAAATGGGATACAATACAGATTGGTACGGAGAGTTAAAAACTAATAGAGCATTCACTATAGAAGAACTAAACGAATGGAATGAAATAGTAGACAATGCACATCCAAGTGAGTATATGTACGATGACGATAAAAGAGAATTTCCGTCAATACACTGTGGATTCGAGATAATAAACAAGCAAGATTTTAAAGGTAAGAATCCAGTGGGGGAGCATGGAGTATTCAGATGGATGGGATATGAAAAAACATATCAAGGTAAAGAATGGACAATATTCTTCTTGAAAAAACTAATTAAATGGAGTAAAACTAAAGATATATATGCAGAGGGAGAATTAGAGTGGAAAGGAGATGATGGGGATAATGATATGGGAAGACTTGTAGTTGAAAGAGCAGCAGAAGAAATAGGATATCCTCCTGAAGAAAAAATGTTAATGATGCATATTGAGACAGTAGACTTTAAATACAGAAGAGAGAAGACTGCATACGTCTTTAAAGATGCACATAGAATAGATACAGACTTAAAAGGATTTACCAAAGTTATTAATTAATATAATATAATATGAAAAAAGTAATAAGAGTAGAAAACGATTATGATAATACAATGGTTTGGGAGTTGTATACCGAACTAATTCAGAACATTGCAGAAGACTTGCCGATACTAATAGAGCAAGACGTCAGCAGACATAACCATATTCTTCCAAAAAGAAGTTATGCGTGTTATTTAGGATGGGACAAAGAAGAGTATAATTGTGTTGACTATGCATTTGCTTCAGGATATTGTCAGGGGGATTATCATTCCTTTACATTAAGAATGAAAAACTTTGATTGTCAGAAACATGAAGACTACAAGTTGTTAAAAACTTTACTGCAAAGATACTATACCCACAAACACTCATACATCTGTAGATTGTTTGAAGTATTAGATTCAGGACATGAGTTAGAGACAGAATCAATAAGCATTCAGATGATGGACAAAGAGTTTCCTGAGAATAGTGATATTGAACAAGCGATAATAGAAGACGGAAGATTAGAGTATGATAGTGTTGAATTTAATATAGATTAAAGAAAGAGTATAAATTAAAATAAATAAAAAAATGAAAAAAAGAATAAAAGCAGTAAGACCTTTACAACAAGAGGTGCAAAATGGATTTGACTACTTTAATAGCGGAATACTTGAAGAATTAACCACAGATAAAAATTATTATGTAAAGGCTTTTATGGATTATATTCAGGAATTAGAAAGTAAATTAAATAAAATTCAGTCTGATTATAATAAACCCTTCACATTAATGACTTATCAAGATAGTTTTGGAGAGGTATTTCATGATGTTTGCACAAATGATCCAAAACAATACTTAAAAAGATTAAACGAAGATAGAGTTGCTGATGGAGAAGAGGAGGAAGATATTAGTAGCTACACATTAACTGATATACATATAGAAACTTTTAAAATAAATAAAATAAAATAAAATGAAAATTAAAGTAAATAAAAATCAGCAAAATATGGAATTCAGAAAAACAGTTTGGAGTATTGTTGAAATAGCAAAGCAAAAAGCTGAAAACGGAATAGAACATTTTCACTACTCTATCCCAAGAGGATTAGGTTTTGGTAGTTATGAAATAATAAAAGAAGTGGAGCAAATAACAGAAGAAACCGTCTATGCTGGATACCGTAGTGTAAAGGACGGAACAATAAGATTCTCAATAAGTAATTAATTAATAATAATAAAATGAAAACAGAACTAAAAAATATTTACAGTAAAAAAGATTTAGCAATACAAAAAATAATTCAGGAAGAATTAATAGATATCACTGAAGACAGATACATGAGTACCTATGGATTCGTAAGTATTAACGGATTAGAAGAATTAGCTAATTGGGTACTTGGAAACGGTACAGAAGATAGTTGGGAAGCATCAGACGATTGCGAACAAATTCAACAACTATGTGATGCAGTAAAAAAAGGAAAGTATATTGTTAGTGTTCTTGAAGCAAACATAGAAAATGATATTGACGTAAGAATAGATGACGGATACTATACTATTAGAGACATTAGCAGAGCAATAGATGACTTTGAGTATGGTAGTTTATCTCCATATGAAATGGTAGAAAAAATAAAACAAATAATAAGTTAACTTTGTAAAAAAACTTATGAAACAATTTGTTATATCCTCTGAAGTAAGTAGCAAAAATTTTTCAAATGACATCAGCTTAGAGAAAAACTGTGTACAAGTAGTAGACAGTAACATCTCTTTAGCTGATTTTGTTTTATATACCCAAGAATATATAAATGATTATGTGTTTCCAATAGCTAGTATAAACACTAATTCATTAGTAGAAGTAAAGCCAATAGATTGGATTGAATCTGATGAGTATATTACTCATCTATTTTCAAGAGTAAGAACTGAGCATAGTGGATATTTAATTCATTATAAAAACTGCTCTGTAGCATGGTATGAAGAGCATGGGGAAATATATAGACTGTGCGTTAAAATTGCAGAACTAAAAAGTGAAGACTGTGTATTGGTTTCTGCTCTTAATACAAATGAAGTAAACATCTTAAACAAAGATGTATCAATGAAGTTATTAGATAACTTATGGCTTGTCACACAGTTGTACGAAGAGCAAGTAATTGATAAGTATTATTATACAGAAGAGGAAAAAAAAGATCATTACACAAACCTTTGGAAATATCATTACGAAAGAGAATGTCAGCATGTAGATAATTTTTATGTCTATAATCAAGCTACAAGGGGAGAGATAAAAAATTTTAGATTAGCTAGTAAATTAAAAACAGAACGATACAATAGATTAACAAGAAAACTATATGAGTTTAACGATTTCTTGTGTCCAGTAAACTATTTCTTTCCAAAAGAAAAGCTAGACTACAATGATTATGATATGAATTCAGGAGAAGTTATTGAGTACACAAACAAGGATTATGCTGAAGAAAAACACAAAGAAGACGCATTATTAGTGACAATTCTTAGAAGTGAAGACGATTTAACAAAACTTTTTTAGAAAACATTAGGTATTAATCAAAATTTGTTGTAATATTACACACTAATTGAACTAAATATAATATAGGTAGGTATTTATGATTAAATCAGGTACATAAACTAAGTTATACCTGAACTACTCTACAAGCTAAGTACAGTCACAGATTGCCCGAAAAGTAATATTACGGCTGAGACACTTGCAGATACAAGGATAAACAAAGCCAACTTATTTATTTAGATACGAGTTGATGTTAGGCGAAATCAACAATGTAATTAGAAACTGTATGGCGTGTTTCTTTCTCGTTTTTTTTTAAATTTAAATTATAAAAAATGGATAAAGACTACAGAAAATTTTTAAGCAATTACAAGTACAGAGTATTAGACTACAATTCGTGGAGCGAGTATGTTAAAACCGAGTACAAAAAGATGAGAGAAAAAAACCTTGCTACCAGACAGAAGAAAGAAAGAGAGCAATTAAAAGAGACTCCTTTAAACTTTAATTGGTAATGAAAGAAGTACATGATTTAATTCTGAAAGAAAAGTTAAAAGAAAAGCCAAACATAAAATATATTCAATGGCTACAAAAACTTAATCAGAATATTCTTAAAGATATAATATTAAACAATTATAAAAAATAAGGAGCGGGGATAACCCCAATAATTTTATAGGTGTAAGATACCTTAATATTAAATGTTTTGCTCTTTATATTATAGGGGGGTAGTTATAAAGGCATAAGCCAACGATACGTTAATACTATTAACTGCTCCCTTATATAAATTAAATTAAATTAAATGAACGAATCAGCATCATATCTTGTTGACTCTTTAATTAAAGAGAGAAGACAAATATTAGACAACTTATACAATAGAAGAAATTTTATAGATCTAGATAATTTTTTTAAACACAGTGGAAAAATTGAAATTAATGGTAGATTTGTAGCTGCATGTAGATATGTATTACCGATTCCTAATGTTCGTCCAGTAAAAAACGATATGAGTAAATATAAATTAACTAAAAGATATGAGTCAAGAAATTAAAGTTCCAAAATATTATGTAGGAGACACCTACAGAGAAGGGTATTACCAAGCAAGGTACGTTGTTGAAGATTTTAATTGTACTTATAACGTTGGGAATGTTGTTACTTATTGTTTGCGAAGTTCAAAAAAACATGAAAGTCCAATAGAATGTTTACAAAAATCTATAAATCATCTTAAGTTTGAGATAGAAAGATTAGAAAAATTAAATAAAAAAAAATAAAATGAAAAGAGAGATATTTGACAAGTATGCTACTGCAATAGCAGATAGGTTTCACTTAACACTGGATGAAATGTTTACTAAGAGCAAAAAAAGAGAGATAGTAGACGCAAGACAAATGCTATACTTTTTATCAAGAGAACGTCCTATTAGAATATCATACATTCAAAAGTTTATGGAAGAGAACGGACACACAGTTTCACACTCTACAATAATTCATGGTTATAATATTGCAAAGGATCATGTGGACAATGATAGTGATTATGCTGAGGTAGTAAGTCAACTTAAAAATGTATAACCTTAACGACATATACAATCAGGCATCAAATGATGAGTCAATGAGATTAGAAAGAAATTCTCATGTTAGCTTTATTAATGTTGGTGTAAAAATAAGTAAGTATCCAAGTAAAACAGAAATTTTAAATTGTTCTAAAAATGGAGACTACTTTCAAGAAATAACATCTAATGAATATAATATGTTTTATACTCATGGATGGTATGTAGGATGCATTATACTAGCCATTGCTAACTGCGTTAGAAAGTTAAATATGATAAAAGTAAAGATGCAAGAAGAAGTAAATCAAAGAAAGAACGATAAGTTTATTAAAAATTTAAAAACAAAACGGGAGTTTGTTATGAATAGATATTCTTATTATAGTAAAAAACTAATCAAATTAAATAAAAATGAAAAAATTAAAAACAGTAAAAATTCAGGGTAAAGATTATGTTGAAGTCAACACAAGACTGCAATATTTCAGAGAGGTATATCCTCAGTACACATTAGATACAGAAGTAATACAAATTACAGAAGACTCTATTACATTTAAAGCTTTCATATTAAATGAAGAGGGACGTTTAATTGCATCAGGAACTGCAAAAGAAAGAAGTGGATCTAACTTTATTAATAAAAATTCTTATGTAGAAAACTGTGAAACATCAGCATGGGGTAGAGCATTAGGTAATTTTGGGATAGGCTTAGACACCTCAGTAGCATCTTATGATGAAGTTGCAAATGCTATTAAAAATCAGTCACCTAAAGAAAAGCCACCAGTAAAAACAACTAAATTAAAATTAGTTGTTGAGGATGATAATTGGGATAAGGTTTTGAAGTACATGGCTCAAAACAAAGCATTAGGCTTAGACAAGCTAGTCAACAACTTAGAGCAAAAGTATTCAATTAAGTCTTCTGTAAAGAAGGAACTTTCAAAACATATTAAATAATGATAGTTCCTTATAACTACACAGACAAAGTTGTATCTAAAATTGCAGAGAAACTAAAAGATGACTCATCATATTATGGAGAGTACGGAAAGCAGTGGTTGTCAAATTCAGATATAAAAAACTTACTAGACAATCCAAGAATGTTTGGTAAGCCTCAGGCTGAAACAAAAGCAATGTTAGAGGGAAGGTATTTTCATACTGCTATCTTAGAAAAAGACAAACTAAAAGATTTTGATATTGTAGATGTATCTAGTCGTAATACAAAAGCATACAAAGAGCATATATCATACAATGACAATAAAATGTCTCTTCTTCATCATGAAGTTGAGCAATTAAAAGATGTAATCGATGCAATGCTAAGTAATTTAGAAATGTACGATGAGATATTTAAAGATGGAAATCAATATGAAGTTCCAATGGTAAAAATGATTATGGGGTTAAATTGGAAAGGCAAGGCTGATATAGTTTGTTATGATAAGCTAATTGATTTAAAAACGACATCTGATATAAACAAGTTTAGATCAAGTGCATATCGTTATAATTATGATAGTCAGGCATATATATATCAAGAGTTGTTTGGATTACCTCTGGAGTTCTATGTAATAGATAAGTCAACATTTCAGTTAGCTATATATAAACCTACTGAAGAATTTATTCAAAGAGGTAAGGAGAAAGTTGAAAACGCAGTTTTTATTTATAACACATACTTTAGTAAAGATTCAGAAGAAAACATAAATCAATTTGTTTTACATGAAACACTTTAGAAACATAATGATTCATCGAAAAATATTTTTCGTTTTAAAAATAGTTTATAAGGTAATTAAATATTATCTTTCAAGGCTATCTTGGAAAAGAGAAATATTTATAGTAGAAGTTCCAACTACTATGGAAAACGAGCAGCAAAAGCAAAAGCTTATGTCTGAAGTTTTAGAAATTTTGGAGCAACAAATTAAAATAAATTAAAATGGAAGAAAAAATTTATGTAGGTAGTGGAACTGAAAAGTTTGACGGCAACCTAGTTTCTTGCAGTTTATGTTTAAGCGATCTTCCGTCAGAACATATCTTTGAATACAACGGAAAGAAATATATTAAACTAAATGTGCAAAAGAAAAAGCAAGCTGATGAGTATGGTAAGACTCATTACGTTGCGATTGACACTTGGAAACCTGAACCCAAGAAAGATGAAGTAAAAGAAGAAAAAGACTTACCTTTCTAATAATTGTGAAGAGGAGGTCGAAAGACCTCCTTTTTTTTTAATAAAATATAATGGAAATAACAATATTCAAAGACATAAAAAATACATCTCAGCCTTTTTACAGAAAAGTAGAGTTAGTTCTAACAAGAATAGAGCAGGGAAATTCTAAAGACATAGTAAAAAAGATTAGAGCAGAAAAAGATAAAGAAACAAGAAACGAATTAAAAAAACTTTTACCAGCAATTTGTTTTAGTGGTAAGTTTACAAAACGTAATGATACATCCTTAACACAACACAGTGGATTAATTTGCTTAGACTTTGATGGATACAAAACTGACAAAGATTTACTAGAGGAAAAAGAAAAGTTAGCTAAAAACAAATTTATATTTGCAGTGTTTATTTCTCCTAGTGGTAAAGGACTAAAGGCATTAGTAAAAATACCTAAAGAAGTAGATAACCATAAAAATTATTTTAACTCTTTAAACAAACATTTTAACTCAGAGTATTTTGATACTACATCTAAAAACATATCTAGGGTGTGTTATGAAAGCTATGATCCTTTAATTTTTATAAACTTAACGTCTAGTGTGTGGGATACAATAGATGCTCCTGAGTTTGTAGAGTTTAACAAGTACAAAGACAAGCCTACCATACCAGTTACAGATGAAAATAAAATTGTAGACATTCTTTTGAAGTGGTGGGAGAATAAGTATGGTTTAATTAATGGAGAAAGAAATAATAATGTTTATATACTGGCAGCTGCTTTTAATGATTTTGGAGTGCCAAAAAATTTAGCAGAATATGTTATGGGTAATTTTAGTAGTAGTGATTTTAAACATCATGAAATTAAAAGAACAATAGACTCAGCTTACGCACAAGTTCAAAATTTTGGAACAAAGTATTATGAAGATGAGGATAAGGTAAACAAAGTAAAGCAACAATTAAGACGAGGAGTCTCAAAAAAAGAAATCCGATGTCAATTAGAGGACGAAAAAATTGATGTCGATGAAATTGAAAACGTAATAGTTCGTCTTGAAGAAGAGCAGTCTAATTATAAGTTTTGGACAAAAAACGAAAAGGGAGTAATAAAAATAGTACACATACTTTTTAAAAACTTTTTAGAAGACAATGGGTTTTACAAATTTAATCCTGAGGGAAGTAAAAGCTATGTCTTTGTTAGAGTAACTAATAATCTAATAGACCATACATCTGAAAAAGAAATTAAAGATTTTGTTTTAACTTATCTACTGTCTGTTGATGATTTATCTGTATATAATTACTTTGCTGAACACACTAGATACTTTAGAGAAGAATTTTTAACACTACTGTCTTCTATAAATGTTTTTTTTATTGCAGACACAAAGGAGACTGCTTACTTGTACTATATGAATTGTGCAGTAAAAATTACAATGGATGATATTGTTCTTATAGACTACATAGATTTAGGTGGTTATGTTTGGAGAGACCATGTCATTGATAGATCTTTTACTCTATGTAAAGTTGGGGAATGTGATTATAAAACTTTTATATCAAATATTTGTGCAGATGATAAAAGCAGAATTAACTCTATGGAATCTACTATTGGGTACTTATTACATGGTTGGAAAAACTTATCTTATTGTCCCGCAGTTATATTAAACGATGAAGTTATATCTGCAAACCCTGAAGGCGGGACAGGTAAGGGATTGTTTATGAATGGATTATCTAAAATGAAAAAGAATGTAACTATAGATGGAAAGAGTTTTACTTTTGAAAGGTCTTTTGCTTATCAGTTAGTTTCTGCCGACACACAAATACTTTGTTTTGATGATGTAAAAAAATCATTTGACTTTGAAAGATTGTTTAGTGTTATTACTGAGGGACTAACATTAGAAAAGAAAAACAAAGATGCAATTAAAATTCCATTTGCCAAGTCTCCTAAAGTAGCTTTAACTACTAACTATGCTATTAAAGGAGAGGGCTCTTCTTTTGAAAGAAGAAAGTGGGAATTAGAACTGGCTCAGCATTACACTAAAGATTTTACACCGCTTGTAGAGTTTGGTAGGCTTATGTTTGGAGAGTGGGACGACAATGAATGGTGTCAGTTTGATAATTACATGATACAAAATTTACAAATGTATTTAGAACATGGTATGTTAAAAAGTGAGTTTGTTAATTTAAATATGAAAAATTTAATTAGGTCTACTGACCATGTTTTTATTGAATGGTGCGGAATATTAAGTGGTGGTAAACTTAATGATAAGTTAAAGTCTGACAGTAGAATATACAAGACTGACCTTTATAAAGATTTTATTGAAGACAACCCTGACTTTGCACCTAGATCAAAACGAACTGTTTCAAGGATAGAATTTCATCAATGGATAAAAAAATTCTGTTTGTTTTATTATTCAGTAGAGGCTACAGAAGGTAGAGATTTAGGTGGAAGATTTTTTTATTTTAAAACTATCGATGTTTAATTTTAGAGAATATCAAGCGGATATTATAAACAAGGGGGTAGAAATTATTTCTGTTTATAAATTTTTATACTTAGCTATGGAAGTTAGAACTGGTAAGACTTTAACAAGTTTAGGAATTGCTAGCCTTATTGATTCAAAAGAAGTTTTGTTTATAACAAAGAAGAAAGCTATATCAAGCATAGAGGATGATTATAAATTATTAAAAGCTAAGTTTAATATTGTAGTTATTAATTATGAGTCGCTACATAAAGTAAAACAAACTGGGTGGGATTTAGTAGTTTGCGATGAAGCTCATACATTAGGAGCTTTTCCAAAGCCAAACAAAAGAGCAAAGCAAGTGAAAGAAATATTACTTAGATCTAATCCTTATGTTATATTGCTGAGCGGAACACCTACTCCTGAATCTTACAGTCAAATGTATCATCAGTTGTATGGCATAACCAATAGTCCTTTTAAAAGATTTAAAAATTTTTATGCTTTCTCAAAAGAGTATGTATTGGTTAAACAAAGAAAAATTAACGGTATGTTTATTAATGACTATTCTAAAGGTATGAAGTCTATACTAGACGAAATTTCTAGATTTAAAATCAGCTACACGCAAAAATCGGCAGGATTTAAAACAGAAACTAATGAAAAGATACTTTATGTTAATTTAAATAAAATTACTCAAGGGTTGATAACTCGCTTAAAAAAAGACAGAGTTATAGAGGGAGACGGAGAACTTTTACTGGCAGATACTCCTGCAAAGTTAATGACTAAAGTACACCAGCTTTGCTCAGGAACTGTAAAGTTTGAAAGTGGGAACGCTATGACAATAGATTTTACTAAGGCAAAATTTATACACAAATATTTTAAAGATAAAAAGATAGCAATATTTTATAAGTTTACCCAAGAGTACAAAGCTTTAAAAGAAATATATAAAGACAAGATTACTAATGACTTAGAAGAGTTTAAAACCACAGACAAATGTATTGCTTTACAAATTGTTTCAGGAAGAGAAGGAATAAGTTTAAAAGAGGCATCGTGTTTGGTTTATTACAACATTGATTTTAGTGCTACATCCTACTGGCAAAGCAGGGATAGAATGACAACTAAAAATAGAACACATAATAATATTTTTTGGATATTTAGTAAAGATGGAATTGAGAATGATATTTACAAAGCAGTTGTTAAAAAGAAAGATTACACCCTTTCTCATTTTAAAAGAGATTTATTAGATTTGTAATATGACTGAGCAGCAGATACAAAAAAAACGTATAGCTCAATTAGAAAGCGAGGGTTATTATGTTATCAAACTAACAGTCACAAACAAAAACGGCATTCCTGATCTTATAGCAATTCCTAGAGGATCAAATGTTTTGTTTTCAGAAATTAAAAAACCTAATGGTAAGTTATCAGAACTACAAAAATTTAGAATTAAAGAACTTGAAGAATACGGAATACAGACAGAGATTTATAGAGGCTAAAGGTTATGACGTAGAAGATTATTTTATGGATAATCTTTCTGAAATGAATTTATATACTGCATTAAAAATTGCAACCTTTATAGAGAAAAATTTACAAAGTATACAAGTTACCAAACTAAGGTCGACTGTTTTGGGGGGATGTATTGTTCATAGTATTGGAGAACCAATAACTTTTGCAATAGAAATGGTACGCAAACAAAACTGCTACACTACCTTAACTGATGTGTCTTTGATCGACATGGATGAATATTTAGATCTAATGTTATTAGATTGTTATATAAAACCTATAAAATAATTAGGCTGAACGAATTATTTTTTTATATTTGATAAAATCAAGTATAAATGCCACGAGTAGCTCCAGAAGATATTTCAACCATCAAACATATTAAGTATGTAAGTGAAAGTATTCATGACTTTGGAGATAACTTGTATGAGGATTTAATGGAGAGAGATCATGATGAGGCAAAAAAAAATGCTCAAAAGCTAATAAAAGTATTAGCTGATCTAATTCAATCCCTATCCGATGAAATCTAATAAAGAGTACGGCAAAAGACTAAGGCTTTCTCCTCAAGAAGTTGACTATATATTACAAAAGAGAGCAACTAATCTAGACAATATAAATAATAACACTGCTTTAGATATTCATTGTGAAGAGCGAGGCATAGATAAGAAAGACATAGTAAGCGTTAAGCATTGGCAAAGCGGTAGCGGAGACTACAGGTTTTCTATTGTAACGAAAGAAAACTTAGGATTGGATGAGGAGCAAATATTTGGCAAGGTAAATGATTTTATTTCTAACTACTCCCCTGATTATATTCCTCTTAAAAATTACAGAGAACGCAAAGGTGGTCACTTGTTGGTTGTAAATCCTTCTGACATACATATAGGAAAGTACGCTAACGAGAAAGAAACAAATCAAGAGTATAACAATGATATTGCTGTAGCAAGGGTTATAGAGGGTGTTAAAGGGCTTATTGACAAGGCTAAAGGGTTTGATATAGATAGGGTGTTGTTTTGTATTGGTAATGATGTGCTTCATATCGACAATGTTTATTCAACCACCACCAAAGGGACTTATCAGGATACAGATGGTAAGTGGTGGGAGCATTATGAGATTGCCTTAATGCTATATGTTAAGTGCGTTGAGATGCTTAGAAAGATTGCTCCCGTAGACGTTCTTCACAGTATGAGTAACCATGACTACCAATCTGGATACCACCTAGCTCATACATTAAGAAGTTGGTTTAGAAAAGCTACTGATGTCACTTTTGACATTAGTGTTGCACATCGTAAATACTATCAATATGGTAGCAATTTAATTGGCTTGGAGCATGGGGATGGTGCTAAGATGGTAAACTTACCCTTGTTGATGGCACAAGAGCAGCCTTTACTCTGGTCGAAAACTACACATAGATATTTTTACTTACACCACATACACCATAAGGTAAAGCATAAGTGGTTAGACGCAAAAGATTATATTGGTGTAACTGTAGAGTACATGAGAAGTCCATCATCATCTGATAGTTGGCATTCTCGAAAAGGTTTTACTGGAGCACCTTTAGCTTGTGAAGGATTCATTCATAGTAGATTAACAGGGCAGGTTGCTCGCTTAACACATTATTTTTAATGGTAATAATCTGGCCTAGTTAAATGAAAACTTATTTTATATTATACACCTTAAGAAGTGGTAAGCAAGAAAGTATAACAATAGAAACTAACGATCTATTTAACTCTTTGTTTCAGTTTGAAAGAAATAGAAATCTTGAAAGTTGGGATCTAATTCGCTTAATTCCAAAATAAAACCTTAGATTGTTTTTTCATTTCAACAAGTACCTGACATTTCTCATACTCTTCAGTATATATAAAATGATCTATAAGAATTTCATATATTGGATGGTTTGAATTTAATATAGGCTCATCAGGATTGTGTACAAAGTAAACATCTTCATCTGTTTTAAAAAAGTCTTCTAACTTTTTCTTTCCAGTTACCAAAAGGTAAGAGTTGTTCATACACTCGTCTTCGTCAAATGTCATTTTCTAGGTCTTTTAGGCATAGTTGGTTTTCTTTTGCCAGGATTAGCCTCTCTCCACCCTCTCTTGTCACGCAAATATGTTTTATATTTTTCTAAAGCTTTCTCATACCTCAACATCTTTTTATCATAAATTACATCTCTGTATTTTCTTGGGTTGTCTAGTTTTAATTGCTCTAGTTCTTCCCTATTATATGTTTTTACTTTTTCCTTTCTTAAGTCTTTATAAATGTCAGCCAACAAAACCTTTCGAACATCTCTGTATAATGGTATAAACCCTGTGTTTCCTAAAAGTTCTAAAGGTATTCTTTCTTGTTTTTCTCTTACCTGTCTTTGTCTAGCTACTGAAGTTTTTCTGTTAGGTTCGGTTAATTTTTTTAAAGCAAATGCAGCAGATTTTACTGGTGGAGAGTAAGGGCCTAAAAAGTTTGGCACTATTTTACCCGCATCCATACCTCTTCCTGACTTATAATCTTGTCCTGTTCTCACTAAAGGAATAATATTATACTGTATTGCATCTCTATACTGATCGTACTCACCATCACGAAGTGCGTCCCCAAACTCTGCATTTAATAATTCTATATTATAATTTTGTATTGTTTTAAAAGCATTACCAAAGTTTCTTCCGACTATTAAAGAGGTAAAGGTTGTCGCCAATGCTTGCCCAACTTGTAATTCAATATCTTTTTCTTCGTCTTCACTTTCTACTCCAAATGCTTCTAACAGTAACTCTCCTGCTACTTTGATTCCTAATGAATAAGCAGTCATTCTCATTGTTACCGCAGCTAATAATTTAGCTCCCTCAGCTCGTGATATACTACTGTCACCATAAGTAAAGGTATTTTGCATAACTCCAGCTAAGCCAACTACTGATGTATCGTACTCCTGCTTTAAAAATGTAGTCATAAAATTATTAAAGTTTACCCAAACCTCTTCCACTCCTTTTGCGTCTTTTCCTTGTAGCCTTGACATAAATGGATTATCTGTTGCTCCAATTAAAGTAACAAACTCATCCGCCTCTTTAATTGCAGCATCTAGTGCCTCTTTGTTTTCGGTTATATATGCTTCATCATTAGCTGCTATCTTATTATAATCTATATCCTTACCAGTTATTTCTTTAAATGTGTCAGACAATTTACCTAATAGAAAAGGTTTCATTACCATCTTATCAGGACTACTTATCAAGGTATCGGCAATAAGAGCTGTAAAGTTTTGTATTTTTTTACCTGTAGCATCCCATACGCCCATTACTTTTTCTTTAGCTGCACTTACAAATCTTTCTCCTTTATATGATTTTTTATTAAGCAATTCCAAGTCAACCTTAGAAGACATTAAATTGTTTCCAGTAACCCTAGTAATAACTTTACTACCCAAATTAGTTAAAACATTTATTAATTCTTCTCTAGATAGATTATTCTTTTTTGACACTCCTGAAGCAAAAGTCTTTGGGTGGACGGCAGCAAACATCATGTTTGATAAATACTCTACCGCAGCTCTAGGTGCACTAACTAGCATTGTTCTATATCCTAGTTTTTGTAGTGACGATGAAACCATTTGCATAAAACTATTTTCTACAAAATTACTTCCTAAAACATTTTGAACTGACTGACTAATCCCTTTATCCAAAGAGTCTAAAAACATTTGAACTTCTGCTGGTGGACTTCCTTTATAGTCTTCTATAAGTTTATCTTTCAACGCTTTAAATGTTTGTTTAGCTTTTCTAACTGGCGTGGTCATGTAGTAATCTAAATTTGTAAACTTAGATCCTCGCTCTGATGCATTAATTGCACTGGTATAAATCGGACTTACTAATCCTGTTCTTTCAATTCCTGACTTAGATTTTGTAGATGGTCTTCTGTTTGCGTCTGTGCTATTTATAAAGTCATTTATTACATCTTTATTTATATCGACTCTCTCTCTACTCTTTGGCCTTACAGATATGTGTGTATAGTTTTGTCGTGCTATAAATGCAGCGTCTCTTTGTTGAGCAGCGTATACTGCCTTTCCTGTATTATCAATATCTATTTGTTGTAATATTTTTAAAGCCTCTTTTTCTTGTTTATTAAACTTATTGTAGATGCTACTTACACTAACATCTTTTTTATCATAGTCTTTTCTAATCTTTTTTAATACTTCAACCTCTCTTTTGCTTTGAGGATCGTATAGTTGGTTGGCCTCTAAGTATTGAATAGTGGCATCTAACCATTCTATTGCAGGTTTTACTTTTTTATCTGTAAGTCTATTTGTATCATACTCGAGTTGTATTCTATAAAACATTAATCTTGCATCAGCTTCAGCAACCTTGTTTTGTGAAACAACTCCTAACTTAGTGTATGCTTTTTCTAATAGTTTTCTAGCATTATCTCTTAATTTACTTTCTTTTGTATTATTAACTTCCATTTGCTGTTGGTTAACAGCCATGTCATTAAAGAAAGCATTAAACATTTTTTTTGTGTCAAAGTTTCCAAACAATCTATCAATGTTAAAAAGCTGTCCTCTTTCTAATGCGTTATAAAATTTAGATTGCTTATTAAAAGGATTAAAGGTTTTAAGCTTAGAATATATACCCTCTACAGTTGGTAGCTTTAGTTTTTTACTTTTTATATCACTAATAATTGGAGCTGCATCTCTTTGAGCTTTTATTTTAGATATTAATCTAGACATTATACCTGGAGCATAACCATTATTAATAGTGTTGGCAAGTCTAATTATGTTATTTAAGTCTTCATTAGGCAACCCTTGCAAAGCCTTTTGATCTTTAATTAACTTTATAAACTCTCTGATATCCTCTCTTGTTTTTCTAAAAGGAAATGATGTTAATCCCGAATCTGTTCTTTCTTCCTTTATTTTAATTTTTTTAATTCCTTCAATAAGTTTTTTTCTTTCAGCTGCTTTTTGTTTATCAGTCTTTACAGTCTTTACTCTAGGGTTTAT